TACTACAAACCCACCAAATGTATTAGTATCGACTCCACCACCAATTGTTGATACAATAAGTGGAATCAACTCTATTACAAATTATAATGGCCCTATTACAAAAATTGAGAGTGTTACAGGTGTTGGTGTTACTAAAGCAATTAGGTTCACTCTTGCGGGATCAAATCAACCTGACAATTTCCCTCTTCTACTGGCAAATATGCCAATCTATATTTCAGGAACCACAAATAAATGTACTATAGATGCTGCTGGTGGTAAGGTAACTACTTCAGTAGGTAGTGCATGGAATAGCACAGTTTCAATTGGAACAACTATGTTTGATAATATCTACAATATTACCAGTATAGGTTCTAATGGTTCAACCAGAACAATAACTTGTAACGTACTTGGTAGTGGTAGTTTTACAACATTAAATGGAACTGTACTTAATCCATTAGGATCCTACTCTATTGGCATTCTTAACAATCCTGATGGTAGTGGTGGATTTCATCCTTTAACAAGAAAAAATGCCGTTGCTATTAATATAGCTGGATTTACCAACACAGAACCTACAGGTCTTTCAACGTATCCTACAGTCTCACGTAGGAATGTTGGATTAAGGACTACAGGGTCAATACAACCAAGTTAATAAAAACTTTATAAATACCTAAAAACTAATTAATATGTCTGCCGTCGTAACAGATCAGTTTAGAATATCAAATGCGGGTAACTTCGTAGATTCTGTATTAACTACAGATAACTCGTATTATGTTTTTCTCGGACTGAGTAATCCAACATTAAATCCTGGTTTTGGTAGAGCCTCTACATGGAATACCTCACCACCAAATCCTGTTGACAACTTTCAATATGAATGGCAGGATGGATCTACTTCACAGTTTGGAAAGAAGATCAATAGTCAAAATATTAGAAGAGTTGTAAGAAAGGTTGATTGGGTAGAAAATCTTTCTTATGACATGTATAGACAAGATTATAGTCCTACATTTAATGCTCCAGTTTCAAAGACTGCACGTTTATATGATTCAAATTATTACGTTGTTACTAGTGATTTTAACGTTTATATTTGTATAGAAAATGGAGCTACAGGTGCACCTGGTACAACAGATGCAAGAGGAAAGACTTCGAAGTATGAACCAACATCTACTGAGTTAGAACCATTTTCTGCAGGTAATGATGATTATATTTGGAAATATCTTTATACAGTATCTCCAAGTGATATTGTAAAATTTGATTCTACAGAATATATTGTTGTTCCTAATGATTGGGGAACATCAACAAATTCCCAGATTCAAAATGTAAGGGAGGCAGGTGATTCAACAATAAACACCAATCAAATAAAAACTGTTTATATTGAAAATGCAGGAGCAGGTTATCAAAATGATAAAAATGAGACAGTTGATATATTAGGTGATGGTAGTGGAGGAAAAGTTGTAGTTAAAACTAACGCAATTGGTGTTATTACTTCAGTTACTGTAACTGCAGGAGGTACTGGATATACTTATGGTATGGTAGATTTGGGACCAATCCATAAAAGTGGTTCTACACCTTTTACTACATCTGCTAAACTTATTCCGATTATTCCACCTTCTAGAGGTCATGGTTATGACATCTATAAAGAGTTAGGTGCTGATAGGGTTTTGATATATGCAAGATTTGATGATTCTACCAGAGATTTTCCAACAAATAGTGCATTTGCACAGGTTGGGATTGTGAAGAATCCAAAAACATTTAGTGCTATTGGTTCTACTTTTACAGGTACTCAATATTCATCTCTAAATGCAATCAAACTCCATGCAACACTTGATGCTACTGTATCGATAGGAACTTCTATCTCGCAGACCAATACTAATGGAACAGCATCAGGTTATCTAGCATCATATGATGCTGAAACCAAGGTCATAAAGTACTATCAAGATAGATCACTTTATTTCAATCAGGCAACTCAAGATCAGACAGATTATAATACTGTGAGTACGAAAGCAAAGAATGTAACATTCTCTAGTGGAAGTAGTGTTAACTTTGTGGGTGCATCTGCTGTTAGTGTGGATGAGGGATTTAGTGGCATTTCAACTGTTGTAAACGACAAGACAATAGATTTGGGAGTTACTTTCACTGATGGGTATGCAGACCCAGAGATAAATAAAACAACTGGAGATGTCATTTACATTGATAATCGAAAGTTAGTCGAACGTGATAGTAGACAAAAAGAAGACATTAAGATCATCCTGGAATTTTAAAGTAAAATGACACAGAAAACAGACTTAAATATTAGCCCTTATTATGATGATTTTGATCCCGCTAAAAATTATCATAAGGTTCTATTCAAACCAGGATTTCCAGTTCAGGCTAGGGAGTTAACTACTTTACAATCTATTCTTCAGAATCAGATAAAAGATTTTGGGGATCATATGTTTAAAGAGGGATCTATTGTAATCCCTGGTGCTCCTACTTTAGATATTGAATATAATGCTGTAAAGTTACAAGCAACACAGTTTTCGATTGATATATCACTTTATACGACAGAACTTATAGGTAAAACATTAACAGGACAAACTTCAGGTGTAAGTGCTATTGTTAGTAATGTTGTATTGCCAAATGGAGGAGATGTAGAAGATATCACAATATATGTACAGTATGTTAATTCTAGTGTTAATGATTTTGAGACTACAACATTCGTAAATGGTGAAGGATTATTCTGTACTACCAATGTTACTTATGGTAATACTACAATTAATTCAGGAACTGTTATAGCTACATTGATAACAGCAGATGCTATAGCTACTGGATCTGCTGCATCTGTTGCTGCAGGTATTTATTTTGTCAGAGGAAATTTTGTTAATGTAACTTCGCAGACTATAATTCTTGACCATTATACATCTAATCCAACATATAGAGTTGGATTGCAAATTAATGAAGAAATTATTGGTGCGAAAGATGACTCATCTTTATATGATAATGCAAAAGGATTTACTAACTATGCTGCACCAGGTGCAGATAGGTTAAAAATATCATTAGTTCTTACCAAGAAAAATGTAGAAGATAAAGATGATACCAACTTTATTGAAATATTAAGAGCTAATGAAGGTAAAGTTAGAAAGATTGTAGAAGATACTAACTATAACTTAATTAAAGAATGGATTGCTGGTAGAACTTTTGACGAATCTGGAAACTATGCTATAGATAGTTTTGATATATCTGTCAATAATTCTTTAAGAGATAGAATAGCAAATGCTGGACTAAAGGGTTATGGAACTGGAATATATGAAAAAGGAGAGACGACAGAAGAAGGAAATGAACCATCCAAAGATCTTGCATGTTATAAAGTCTCTGGTGGAGAAGCATATGTTCGTGGATATGATGTTAGAACAGATACAACCAATATTTTAGATGTAGAGAAACCTAGAGATACTGAAAAGGTAGAAAGTGCTAATGTTCCTTTTGAAATGGGCAATAGGATTCAAGTTAATAATGTACATGGTCAACCTGCTTTTAGAAGAGAACTTGAGTTATGTTCTAATGTAGGTGGATATGCACCTGTAGATGGAACACAACCTTTCCAACCTACAGGGATTGCAAGATTTCCAGGTATTATTGGAAGAGCAAGATTATATGAAGTTAATACAGCAGATAGTGTTTATGAAGATGCCACTACAATGTGGGATGCTTATCTTTATGATGTAACATTTTTTACTTATATTTGCATAAACAGATCAGTATCTGAAGCAGTTGATGGATTGGTGCAATCTGTTCAAGTTAAAGGTAAAAATAGTGGTGCTATTGGATATCTTTATGCTGGAACTGGAGGAGGAACAGTTCATTTAACCGTATCAGATAAGAAGGGAGAATTTCAGATTGGAGAAGCTCTCATATTTAATGGTGTTGAATCCCCTTCAGTAAGTATAGTTCATATTGATAATTACTCTATGAGTGATGTAAAATCAGTATATCAATACTGGGCTGAAGCTGCAGACAGAACAAATTATCCTAGCACATTTACAGCTGACCTTGTATTAGAAAATCTAGATATTCCTAATATTCAAATGGGTAATCTAAGAGCAGGTGCTGGTAGTACAGAATTAGATGCAGGTGGCACCCAATTTGTAGGTGTTAAAACAGGTGATATTATTAGTTACGCTGGTGGATGGACTGATATAGTCTATAATAGAGTTGATAGCATTTCAGCAAATAATCTTCAACTTTCTATGTCTGGTGGTGTTGGAATTAATACTAATGCTCCAGGAATTTATAAAGGATGGGGGTCTGGTGCTAATGATAGATTAGTTGGATTTAGTACAGGATCTATTCGTATTCAGAAAAAAATTGGTAGCTTAAGAAACGTAGTAAATCAAAGTCTTGTTGTAAAATTGCCAGAGTTAAATATATCTTCTGTTGATTTATCTGCATCAGAACTTGTAATATCTGCTCAAGTAACTGGAGAAACTGTAGCTAGTAATACAATGACTATACCAATTGCTGATGTTACTGATGGTAGTAATGTTGCTGTTCCAGCAGGAAGTTTCTTTGAGTCATTTAAAGCTGATAGATTTGCGGTTTTCCAGACTGGTAGTTCTGCTGGAGTAGCACCTATACGTAGTGATCAAGTTACTAATACAGGAACTCCTGATACACTTACTATTACTGGATTGCCAAATTTGGGTAGTGTCGCCAATGTAACTGTTAAAAAGAATGGTATTATTAGTAAGGTAAAGAATTTATCAAAGAGCAATATTCTTGATGTAAATCTTTCTAGAAATTCACAATCAGGTATTGGTAATAGTACGCTTAATGATGGATTGACATACAATAGTACTGCATATGGATTGAGAGTTCAAGATGAAGAAATCTCTTTAAACGTACCTGATGTTGTTAATGTTTTAGCAGTACATGAGTCACTTAATATTTCTGAACCTACTTTAGATTTAGCAGAGTTCTCTGCAAGTGCTTCTGTTGCAACAGGTGCGATTATTGGTGAAAATATAAAAGGAGAAGATTCTAATGCTATTGCTAGAGTTGTTATTAATAATGGATCTACCCCATCAAGTGGAGATGCAAATAAGTTAGGTATTATTTACTTAAATGATAATACATTTGAAATTGGTGAAACTGTAAAGTTTGAAGAATCTAATATAGAAACTATTATTGTATCAACAACTAATGGTTCTTATGCTAATATTACATCATCATTTAGATTGGATAAGGGTCAGAGAGAACAATATTATGATTATTCTAGACTTGTTAGAAAAACTGATACATCAGTACCATTTAGAAGATTGATGGTTGTATTGGATAAGTATAGTGTTCCTGCAAATGATAGAGGAGACGCATTTACTGTATTAAGTTATCCTGAAGATGCTTATGGTAAGGATATTCCTATGATTGGTTCAGGTGAGTCTCAAGTAAGTGCAAGTGATGTTCTTGATTTTAGACCTAGAGTAGATGATTGGGTGGGAGTATCTTCTTCTCCATTTTTCTTTATGTCGAGAAATGAGATTTCTTATTCATCAGGTGGTCCAAAATGGATAGCCGCACCTAAAGAAGCATCTATACTGGGTTATGAATTTTATCTAGGAAGAATAGATAAGATCTATTTGGATCAGAATGCTCAATTACAAGTGCAGAAAGGAGAGTCTGCTGTATCTCCAAGAGCTCCTGAAAATCTTAATAGTTCTATGGAGTTGGCTACTATATCTTTGCCACCATATCTTTATGATCCTAATGATGCGATTATAACTCTTACTGACAATAGACGATATACGATGAGGGATATTGGTTTATTGGAAGATAGGATTGAAGATTTAGAAACAGTAACTACTTTATCATTACTTGAGGTTAGTACTGAAAGTCTTCAAATTCAAGATGCAGAGGGAAGAAATAGATTTAAGAGTGGATTTTTTGTAGATAACTTTACAACTAATGAGTTGATAGATTACAATCTTGGTGCTTCATTAACAGTTGAAACTGAAGAAAAACTAATCAGACCTATTATTGCCAGAAATAGTCTTGATAGTTATCTAATGCCAGCAATAGATATTACTGATGAAAATTATGATTCTACAGACAATTATGAGTTATTGGATTCTAATGTTCAGAAAACAGGAAATGCAGTAACTTTAAAATATGAAGAAATTGGTTGGATAGAACAACCTCTTGCTACTAGAGTAGCAAATGTTAATGAGTTCCATGTGTTAGCATTTAAAGGAACTATTGAGTTAAATCCTTCTAGTGATAACTGGGTTAGAACTATTAGGTTGGATGATAATATTATAGAAAGAACAAATGAAAGAGTAATAACCACTCGTAGAAGCGAAATAGTATGGAATAATTGGAGAAGATTTACAAGGAGACAGGCTGAGGTATCTGCACTGAATGGCAGAAGAACAGAAACTAATCTTGATGTTAGATCTAGTGATGTAGTTGTTGATACTGGTGATGAAGAGTTTATGAGATCTAGAAATACTGCAGTATTAGCAAGATCATTAAGAGGTAACACACGTCATTATCATTTCCTTGATGGAGAATCAGGTATTGATTTTATTCCAAAATTGATAGAAATTGCTACGGACAATACTTTAGAAAATTCTGGTTCTGATGGGGTATTTAGAGTTGGAGAGACTGTATTTGGTTATGATGCTCGTGGTAATAGGCATATGTCATTTAGGGTTGCTCAATCCAACCATAAACTAGGATCATTCAATGGTACGACCAGTAATAACGATCCATTGACTGTATATGGTTCAAATCCATATAATCCATCTGAAAATGTTCAGGCGAGATATACAGCAACATCTCCAGTTTTGAATGTTGATACTAATGCTCTTGCAAAAGAAGCACAAGGTTTATATTATGGGTGGGTGAAAAAAGGATTTAAATTAGTTGGTCAAGCTAGTGGTGCTATTGCATATGTAAAAGATATTCGTTTGATTACAGATAGTGTTGGAGATTTGTTAGGATCATTCTTTATTAGAACTCCTCATAAAACGCCTGCACCAGATATTATGATTAGAGTGGGTAAAATAGACTATTCACTTTCTAATAAAATAACTGGAGCAAAACCAATTAAGGGATCCAAGTTGGGTTCATATGCTAACACTACCTATGAGACAAGAGGTAGATATATCGTTAGACAAAGAAATATTACAAGAACTACAAATATAACACATCATGATACGCAAATAGATGTAAGATTTGAAGTTGAGAATGATGATCCATTAGCACAATCATTTATGGTTGCTTCTGATATAGAAGCACCCGATCCAAATGCTAATATGGATGATGATCAGTATGGTGCATATATCACATCAGCTGATGTTTGGTTTGCTACTAAAGATCCTGGAAATGCTCCTATAACTGCACAAATTCGTACTGTAGAACTTGGTATACCTAGTAAGATTGCTGTAGGACCTAGTGTAACACTTACACCTGATCAGGTACAAGTATCAGAGAATGCTTCAGTAGCAACTAACTTCAAGTTCCCTCAACCAATTTATTTGGCACCAGGCAGATCTTATGCTCTTGTTCTTCTTTCACCTATAAGTACGATGTATGAAGTATGGACTGCAAGATTTGGTGAAACAACGGTAGAAACTCAAGATCTTCCAAAAACTCAAGCAATCACATACGGTGTTCAGTGGGCAATGGGAAGTTTATTCCTATCTCAAAATGGTTCTGTTTGGAGTCCAATTCAGACTGATGATTTGAAGATGAAGTTGTATAAGGCTAAGTTTACATCCACTGAAGGAACAGCATATTTTGCTAATCCTACATTAAATATTAGTAATGGATATACACCTGTTTTGCAGAATAATCCTATAGTTGCTTATCCAAAGAATGGTCAGATAAGAGTAACTGGTGTTAGTACCTATGCCCCTAGAGAAGATGGATCGGTGACTGGTCAAGTTACTGGTGCTGGTGCTGTTCTTGTTCCTGGAGTTAAAATACAGGGAGAAACAGGTGATAATACTGCTGTTAATGCAAGAGTTGAAGGTTTTGGATTCTCTATTAAGACAGGTACTGGTATAGGAGCATTACCAGTAACGAATGGTGGTATTGGTTATGAATCTGATGGTAGTACAACAGTTAGTACTTTTGCTTTAACTGGAAAAGGTAGTGGAATAACGATTAAGATTGCAGCTGTAAATGCAGATGGAACCATCAATTCTGCTACTGGAATTACTACAGTAGCTACTGGTCATGGGTATCAGGTTGGTGATGTGATCGGACTAACAACAAGCACAACCAAAAATGCAAAAGGTACAGGAGCATTATTTGCAGTTAGTTTAGCTGGTGTTGGTGTTACTGATACAATGTTCCTTACAAATATTCAAGGAACTGATGCTGCTGATTCATTTAAGACTGGTAAAAAGATAAACTATTATGATGAAAATAATGTTTTAGTTACTTCAGGATCAGTTCCTACTTATAGTGCTGATTTAGTTACTGCTGCATTCCCTTATGAGGGTAATACTTTCCGTGTAGATCAGTTTGATCATGATATGCATTCTGGTAGTAATAAACTAACACTTGAGAATATTCGTGGTACTGAAGGATCCACTCCTCTTACTGCAAACATGACAAATACATCAACTACTTTAAGTGTTGGTGCGGCTAATCTAACACCTTTCCAAACATTTGAAGGAGTAGCAGTTAGTGGTAACAATCTGGGATATGTTAGAGTTGAAGATGAGATTATTAGTTATACTGGTACTTCTGGTGACAACTTAACAGGTCTTACTAGAGGTGTAGATGGAACACTTGCGACATCTCATACTACATTTAATATGGTAGAAAAATATGAGGCAAATGGAGTATCATTATGTAGAATCAATAAGACTCATACGATTGCTTCAACTGGTATTGGACTTAACAGTTACTATGTCAACTACAGTAGAGCTGCAACTACTACAACTAAAGCAAGAGATGTTGATGTTACGGGTAGTCCCAATACAGCACAACTCTCATTTGAAAATGAAGTATTCTTCGGTGGAGATGCTGTAAATGGAACTTCAAATATTCAGTTTGATGCTATAGTTCCAAACTATGGATTGATGACACCTGGTGGTGTAACTGAAGTAAGTGCATCTGCTAGAACTATAAGTGGAACAAGTATTGATGGAAATGAAGCATCATTCCTAGATCAAGGATATCAACCTATCCAGTTAAATACTTTGAATGAGTTTACTACTCCAAGATTAGTTGCTTCTAAAGTTAATGAAGATCAGTATCTAACTGCTATGGCAAGAAATAAATCATTTACCACTGCGATTAAGTTTAATACAACAAATCAAAATGTATCTCCTATCCTTTACATGGATATAGCAAATACAGAATTTAGATCTAATTTATTAAATAATCCTATTAATAACTATCCTACTGATAGTAGAGTTAACTCACCATTCTTTGATCCACATGCAGCGATTTATGTTTCTAACTCAATTACTTTAGATAATCCAGCAGATTCTTTAAAAGTTATATTCGATGCAGTAAGAAGTGAATCTTCATCTATTAGAGTTCTTTATGCTTTAAATGGAGAACAGGAGTTTAGATTATTCCCAGGATATAATAATCTAGATGATACTACAGGTGATGGATATGGGGATAAAGTGGTAAATCCTGCTTTAAATGATGGACTATCAGATGCTTATGTTTCTGCAAGTGTTGGTAATAATGAATATAAAGAGTATCAATATAGTGTTGATAATCTTGAAGAATTTGAAACTTATAGAATAAAGATTGTTATGGCAGGAACTAATCAGGCACAAGCACCCAAGATTAAGAACTTACGTACTCTTGCCTTATTATGATTAAAGTTGAAGGTCATCCTCATTTGTATCGGGACGAAAGTTCTGGTGCAATAATAAATCGTAATAGTATGGAATATAACCAACGATTGAAAGTGAAAAAATCTGCCGATAAGCAGGAAAGTGAACTGAAAAGAATGAGGGAAGATATTGATGAGTTGAAGAATCTTCTCAAAATGTTAGTAGAAAAAAATACTGGTTAATGTGAGAATATAAATAAGAAGTAGGGATTATCTTTTTGAAATAAATGTCTGCAGTATATACGAGTAATATTATCATTAATACAGGAAGTACTTTCAATCAGACTTTTGACTTAGAAACTACTGACAGTAGTGCAGCTTTTGATCTTGGTGGATATACAATTGCTGCTCAAATGAGAAAATGGGCAGGGAGTACGACTGCAACCAGTTTTACTACTGCTGCTCCAGCACCTACATCACAGGGTAAAATTATTCTTACTATGTCAGCAACGACTACAAGTGGTTTGGCAGCAGGAAGATATGTTTATGATATTACTCTTACTTCAGGAGATATTGTAGAAAGAGTTGTTGAAGGTATGGTACTTGTAAGAGAAGGGGTCACCCGCTAATGCCAGATATTAAGGTAAGAGTTGGACAACAGAATACTGTAAAAGTTCTTGCCAGTGCTTATGGTGGTTCTTTAACTGCTGAAACTGCTACAAATGTTATTGGTGGTATAGCATCAGTAAGTCAACTTTCAAATACTGGAGTTTCCACTTTAGGTGGTCCAATATTGGCAGGAGGTGACTTACGGGTTGCTGGAGTTTCCACATTTGTTGGAGTATCTACTTTTGGTGGAGATGTTTATATTGAGGGAGATTTATATCTAAAAGATGATATTACTTTAGATGATATAAATGCTAACTCTTTAACGATTAGTGGTATTTCTACTCTTGGTGTAACATCAACTACTTTATTAGAATCACAACAATTAAATGTAACTGGTGTTTCCACATTTGTTGGAGTATCAACATTTAGTGGGGATGTTTATATTGGTGGAGATTTATATCTAAATGATGATATTACTTTAGATGAAATATCCGCTAGATCTTTAACGATTAGTGGTATTTCTACTTTAAGTGGTCAAGTAGGATTAGGATCAAACTTAAATGTTGCTGGTATTTCTACCTTTAGTGATGATATTACTTTAGCGACCAATAAAAAATTAAAGGTTGGTACTGCTAATACTGTATCACTTTGGAATAATGGTTCTATTACCAGACTTCAAGGTGAAGGTGATGCAGTAATCTCTGTTGATACACCAACTTCATTTGGAGTTTGGAATGGAGCAACGAGTTCAGCATTATTTAAACCAGCATCTTCTGTTGATTTATATTATGCTGGCACAAAGCGTTTTGAGACTATCTCTACTGGGGCTTCGGTAACGGGTGACTTGTATGTCAGTGGTGATTTAAGTATAGATGATCTTACACTTGATCATATAAACGGTACTACTCTAAATATCACAGGTATTGCTACATTTGGTAGTGATGTTTCTATTGGTGGAACATTAACTTATGAAGATGTAACTAATGTCGATTCTGTTGGAATTGTTACAGCAGGAAAAGGATTAAGGGCTACAACTGGTGGATTAGTCGTAACTGCTGGTGTTTCTACATTTAGTGCTGGTGCAGTTGCATCTACTCTTAAAGTTTCAGATTTAACTTCAGGAAGAGTTGTTTATGCTGGAGCAAGTGGAGAACTTCAAGATAGTACTAATTTGACTTTTGATGGCACTGAATTATCAGCAGGATTAATTGATGGAGGATCGTATTAATGGCAAAACCAACAACTAGAGAAGAACTTAAAGATTATTGTTTAAGACAATTAGGTGCTCCTGTATTGGAGATAAACGTTGCTGATGAGCAGGTTGAAGATTTATTAGATGATGCTCTTCAGTTATTTCATGAACGTCATTTTGATGGTGTTGAGAGAATGTATCTCAAACATCAACTTACTCAAGATGATATAGACAGAGGAATAGCAACTGGTACATCAGGTGTTGGTATTGTAACAACTACAGGAGTATCAACTAATGTTAGTGGTATTAGTAGTATAACTTCCAACTTTTATGAAACATCAAATTTCCTTCCTGTTCCAGATTCAGTTATTGGTGTAGAAAAAGTATTTAAGTTTGATACTAGTACAATTTCTGGTAGTATGTTCAGTATTAAATATCAGATGTTTTTAAATGATCTGTATCAATTTAATTCGATTGATTTGCTTCAATATTCTATGGTAAAAACTTACTTGGAGGATATTGATTTCTTATTAACAACTGATAAACAAATTAGATTTAATCAAAGACAAGATAGGTTATATTTGGATATTGATTGGAAAACTGAAAGTGTGGGAGATTGGGTTATTATTGATTGTTATAGAGCATTAGATCCAACTACATTTGGTGGAGTATGGAATGATAGTTTCCTTAAGAAATATTTGACTGCATTGATAAAACGTCAATGGGGACAAAACTTAACTAAATTTAGAGGTGTAAAACTACCTGGTGGTATTGAACTTAATGGTAGAGAAATCTATGATGACGGTCAAAGAGAAATAGATTATCTCCGAGAAAAAATGAGTATGGATTACGAAGCTCCACCTCTTGATATGATAGGATAATCATATGGCATTAAATCCCTTTTTTCTACAGGGTTCACAAAGTGAACAGAGACTTATTCAGAGTATTATAAATGAACAACTTACCATTTATGGTGTTGAGGTAACTTATATACCTAGAAAATATGTAAACAGAGATACTGTTTTTAGAGAGATTGAAGCATCGAAGTTTGATGATAACTTCTTACTTGAAGCATATGTTGACACATATGAGGGATATACTGGTGCGGGTGATATAATGACCAAGTTTGGTGTAAGTCTTAAAGATGACTTAACTATAACAGTGTCAAAAGAAAGATATGAAGATTTTATTTCTCCATTTTTAGTTGGACAAGTAGAAGTTTCTACCAGACCCTCAGAAGGGGATTTGATATATTTTCCACTAGGAGCAAGATTATTTGAAGTTAAGTTTGTAGAGCATGAGAAACCTTTTTACCAGTTAGGTAAAAATTATGTTTATCAACTTCAGTGCGAACTCTTCGAATATGAGGATGAAGTTATTGATACTTCTATTGAAGAGATTGATAAGACGGTTGAAGATATTGGATTTATGACAATCTTGCAGTTATCATCAGCAGGTGTTATTGCTACTGGAACTGCTGCTACTACTGGTTTTGGTTATGTTAGAAGTGTTGTTTTAAATAATGATGGATATGATTATACTAAAGAACCATATGTTGCTATATCTACTTCACCTACAGGAGATAATGCTACTGCTGTTGCTATAACTACAGAAGTTGGTGGAGTACATTCTGTTAAAGAGATTTTATTAACAAATCCTGGTTCTGGGTATACTACAGCACCAATTGTTACTATAGTTAGTGCTGCAACTACAGCAATAACAGGTATTACCACTACTCATGGTGTTGGAGCAGCTGCTACTTGTGGTATTGTTACTAACTCTTCTGGTGTGAAGTTTGTTGGATTCAGTTCTGCTGGTTCTGGTTATACTGAATCTACTCCTATGACATTCAGTGGCCCTGCTGCTGGAGGAATTGGAACAGCACTTGGTCAAGTACTTGTGGCAACTTCTGCAACTACAGGAAATGCAGGAATTGTTACTTCTGTTCTAATATCCAATGCTGGTATTGGATATACTGTTGAAACACCAACGATTACATTTACTGCTCCTTCAACTCTTACTGGAGTTGGTACATATCATTATAATGAAGTTGTTACTGGTGCTGGATCAAGTACATGGGGTTATGTTAGAAGTTGGGATGTTGATACTTTACAGTTGAAGGTTGGAAATCCAAATGCTGACTTCTATAAAGGAGAAAATGTCATTGGAGCAGGATCCTCAGCTAAGTATACTATTGCTAGTATTATTAGTAGCAATGATCAAGAGGATAAATACGATCAGAATGAAATATTCGAAACTGAAGGAGATAATATTCTTGATTTCAGTGAAAGCAACCCATTTGGACAAGTTTAATGTTAGGTACTTATTATTATCACGAAATTATCAGAAAGACGATTATTGCTTTCGGTACAACCTTTAATGCTCTTGAGATAAAGCATAAAGAACAAGATGGAACAGCATTTAGTGAAATGAATGTTCCTTTATCTTATGGTCCTGCTCAAAAGTTTTTAGCAAGATTAGAACAACAGGCAAATTTAAATAAACCAGTTCAGATTACACTTCCTAGAATGTCATTTGAAATGACAAATATTCAATATGATTCGACAAGAAAGGCAGGTGTTACGCAGACATTTAAAGCATCTGATGGAACCAATCTAAAAAAAGTTTATATGCCAGTTCCTTATAATATTGGATTTGAACTCAATATCTTCACTAAACTAAATGATGATGCTTTACAGATTGTTGAACAGATATTACCATATTTTCAACCATCATTTAATTTAACCGTAGATTTAATTACTTCTATTAATGAGAAAAGAGATATTCCATTAGTATTGGATAATATTGCATTCCAAGATGATTATGAAGGAAGTTTTGAAGTAAGAAGAGCACTTATATACACCTTAAGTTTTACAGCAAAAACTTATCTATTCGGTCCTATTGCCGATACTACAGAAGGACTTATCAAAAAAGTTCAAACAGATGTATATGGAAGTACCGATACAACTACTGCCAAGAGGGACTTACGATATACAGTTGTGCCTGATCCTATTGATGCTGGTCCTACTGATGACTTTGGATTTAGTGAAACTTGGACTACTTTTGGTGATAGTAAAACTTATAGTCCTACACAACAGAAGGATATTTAATCATGGATAATTTTAATAGTATTGATAAAGCATTGAATACAACTGAAGTTGAAGTGAGCACAACACCAGAAAATGGTTGTGTAAAAAGAAAAGATCGATTGAAAGATGTGAATGATATAGAAAAAGATTATGATTATACTCGTGCCAATCTTTATTCGTTAATAGAGAAGGGGCAAGAATCTCTTAATGGTATAATGGAATTAGCAGGTGAAAGTGCAAGTCCAAGAGCATATGAAGTTGCAGGACAGATTATTAAGTCAGTTGCTGATACGACTGATAAGTTGATGGAACTTCAGAAGAAAGTAAAAGAAGTTGATGATGATAAGCAAAAAACAACAAATAATGTTACTAATAACGCAGTATTTGTAGGATCAACATCCGATTTATCAAAGATGCTTAAGAAGGGGTTTCTAAATAATAGTGATGAATCCAAATAAAGAATATGAAATGCGATTGCGATTGTAAGGGATGTGGACAAAATCCATGTGTAAAATGTGGTAAAAACCATCATTAATTGAGACATTTATTATGCCACAACCTGACGTATATCTAGGTAATCCTAACCTTAAAAAGGCTAATACTCAACATGAGTATACTGAAGATCAGATAATAGAGTTTATGAAATGTAAACAGGATCCAGTTTACTTTGCCAAAAATTATATTCAGATTGTATCATTGGATCATGGATTAGTACCATTTAAACTCTATGATTTTCAGGAAAAGTTAATAGAAAGATTTCATGAGAATAGATTTAATATATGTAAGATGCCACGTCAGACTGGTAAATCTACTACATGTGTAGCATATCTTTTACATTATGCTGTTTTTAATGATAATGTTAATATAGCAATTCTAGCAAACAAAGCATCTACTGCTAGAGATCTTCTTGGAAGATTACAACTGGCATATGAAAACTTGCCTTCATGGATGCAACAAGGTATAATATCATGGAACAAAGGTTCTTTAGAATTAGAAAATGGATCAAAAATTTCGTCAAACTCTACTTCTTCATCTGCTGTCCGAGGTGGATCCTATAATGTCATCTT